ATAAACCCCAATCAGTCACTTGCAGCGCTCTCAGTCTCTTCTCCTGCGGCAAAAGCTTTATCGCGTCTCTATAGCGCCATAAAAGAGAAACAAGAGGGCATGAATGGCCTTCTCATTCTCGGCGAATTAAGGGAAACGATAAAGATGCTCCGAAGACCAGGTGAGAGCCTCCTCAATCTATTCTCAGACTACCTAGGCACCGCTAAGGGGCTTAGGAAAACCTGGGAAGCGAAGAAAGGGGGCAATCGCAAGCGGTTTGAAAAAGCCGCTTCTGATCTTTGGCTTGAGTACTCCTTTGGATGGAAACCTCTCATTTCTGACGTGAGAGATATTGCCACCACTGTGGCCCGTATTGCTTATGACAATGCTTTACGCACTGACAGGGCAAGGGGTTCAGCGAGTACTGAGGAAGCATCGGTTGACGCTCCGTTCCTCGACGCCGGTCCAGTACCGTCGGATCCCGCTCCGCGTTTTGTAAACGCGAGGCGCCGACATACTGAACTCGGTGTTCGATACGTTGCAGGAATCAATGCTAGCACATGGGGTCCTACCGATAGGTTTATCGACCTAGCACGGATTACGGGCATTACGCTCGATAATTTCGTGCCGACCCTGTGGAACCTCATTCCGTACAGTTTCCTTGTTGATTACTTCGTCAACATCGGTGACTGTATAGATGCGGTCTTTACTGACACGAGTGGCGTCAAATGGTGGTGTTGTACGCAGCGGCAAGTCGACTCGGTTGAACTTTCATCCAACTTTGACGGCAAAACTACTGCGAACGTTTTCACTGCCTATGATTACATCGTCCAGTCCGCTTCAGGTACGGGTAGTACGCTGAAGTATGCCAGAACGACCCTTGCTCGCACCGTTGGCACAGTACTTCCAGTCCCTGGATTGACCGTCTCCCTTCCGGGAGTTGATTCGTCCAAGTATTGGAACATGCTTGCACTTTGGCGCGGCAAGGCAGCCGGGGCTTATCGGCCCTGATCAACCTAGGTGGAAACACCTTTCTTTGAGAGGCCACATTATGGCTTTTGCACCATCAACCCCCGTCACCGGGGGTCCCCAGACTGGGTTCACGTCGCCGACGTACACGATCACAGCGGATACTCCGCCTGACGTGAACGCCAAGCAATACGTGGTCACAGCCCTGGGAGGCACGCAAGCGGGTGTCAATGCGCACTCCATTGCTGCTCCGTTCACCGTGAGCATGTTCCGGCCAAAGGTCTTCAAGACCCTGAAGCCGGTCAACTCGCAGAATGTGCTGACGGAAGTCCCGTACAACACGTTCAAGGTGATCACGAGGAAGGGCGTCCTGCCTCTCGCAGGACAAGCGGCTCGCAACATGGTCATCACTACGATGATCGAGATGCCAGCCGGTTCGGACCTTGCAGACGCGCCGAACGTGCGTGCCGCTCTGTCTCTTCACTTCGGGACCGTTTGGGCCCAGAGTGCCGGGATCGGCGACACGTCAACGACCGGTGTGCTGTAAAAGGTACGCCCACAGCTCGTTATGGCGAATTCCAAACCACTTTCGAGGGACAACAAACTCCCTTGCTAGTTAGGTAAGGAATGAGCCACGACGATCTTCCGCCGCGTTTAAAAGAACCGCGGCTAACCATGATGAATCATACGCTCTCATGGGAGCGTGAAAACCCAATGCGTGATTACGAAAGGATTTTCAATGCACTACGCGAAGACCTCATCCTTGGCTGCGGAGCAGCGGAACGAGACGCTCTATCTGAAGAGAGCCTGGGTCTCCAAGGGCCAGTACCTTCAGTTCCCTTCTGGGAAACTGATGCACGAAGCCTTAGGAAGATTCCAAAGCTCTTCAAGAGAAGAGCTCAAGTTTATGCTGCAAAGCAGTTGCTTTCAAGCTTCTATAAGAAGCTGTCACCAGGAGTTGATGTCCCACAAGATGCTGCAGTTCGTGCCCTCGGAAAGTTTGAGAGCATTAACTTGCGAATCCCAAGGGAATATCGATTTCCTGACGAAAGTCCCCGCGGCGAGCAGTTTTGGCGCTACTTCAACCGTAGTGTCCAGGATTGTTTGTCGTGGAGCGAAGATGAGCGAGATGCCAATCTTGATGTCCGAAGTATCGGACAATGGATGGGCATCGGTCCAGGTTCGGCACGAGGGGTCAAGTCTGATAGTTTCTACACGAAACTATTCGACGGAGCCCTTAGTGGTACGGATCTGCACCTTCTTGCCCTTTACAGGGCAGCGATCGTTGACTCCGGCTTCTGGGCTGACGCTGAAAAGCGCAGATCAGAGGTATTCGGATTCACAACGCTCAACGGTAACAAGTTGTTCTTTGTTCCTAAAACAACAGAAGTAGCGCGTACATGCTGCACCGAACCTATACTCAATATGCTTTTGCAGAAGGGTATAGGGGGGTTCATCGAAGTAAGGTTACGGAAATTCTTCGGGATTTCTCTTGAAGAGCAACCGGACCTCAATCGAGAACTCGCTAGGAGGGGGTCAATAGATGGTTCCTTTGGAACAATCGACCTGACTTCGGCTAGCGACAGCATGAGTTGGGCTTTAGTGCAGCAAATCGTCCCGAACTACCTGAAAGGGTGGCTAAGGATGACTCGCAGCCCTACCACCATCCTCCCAAATGGTGATAGTTTAGAGCTCAACATGATCAGCACTATGGGGAACGGATTCACATTCCCTCTCCAGACGCTGATCTTTGCGTGCGTAGTTAGGGCCGTATATCAACAGATGGGTTTCCCATCCTATGATCCTTCAAAGCACCTGGGAGTCTTCGGGGACGATATAATTGTGCGCCGCGAGGCGTACTCTGATGTTGTCCTACGATTGTCCCAATTAGGGTTTGAAGTGAACGATGGCAAGTCGTTCAATGACGGTCCTTTTCGAGAGTCTTGTGGCTCGGACTGGTACCTCGGGTATGATGTCCGAGGTGTCTATATCCGAAGCCTTGAGACGACTTCTGACGTGTATTCGGCGATAAATCGCCTTAACCGATGGTCAGCGAAACATGACATACCTCTAACCAACGTGGTCAGC